CGCTGCGACCGGGTATGCTGACCATTCCCAACAGTATGATTGTTGGTATCAGTTCCCCACACAAAAAGTCGGGGTTACTGTTCCAGAAGTTTGAGGATCATTTCGGCCAGGACAATGACGATGTCCTGGTGATCAAAGCCACCACCGAACAACTCAATCCTGTCATCGAGGAGTTGTACCCTGGTGAGATACAAAAGGCGTTTGAGGAAGACCCCGAATTCGCCGCCGCCGAATACGGGGCTGAGTTTCGTAGCGATCTTGCTGACTATGTTGATCGTGACGTGGTTCGTAACTGCACAGATCAAGGGGTGTTTGAGCGACCTTGGGACGAGGCCAACCGTCCGCAATACTATGCATTTGCCGACCCGTCCGGTGGCTCGCGTGACTCTTTCACCATTGCCATCGCGCATGCCGAGGGTGACTTAGGCATCCTCGATCTGGTACAGGAAGTTCGTGCGCCGTTTCAACCGGAACAGGCCACCGAGATTTTGTGCGAGACTTTACGCAGGTACCGCATCGGTAAGGTACTCGGTGACCGTTACGCGGGCGAATGGCCACGCGAACAATTTATCAAGCGCGGTATTTTTTACGAGCCAACCGAAGTGACCAAGAGTGACATGTATGTGAATTTTCTGGCACTGTTAAATTCACGCCGTGTTCGCTTGGTCGACCACCAGAGATTGTTTAATCAGTTTTGTCAGTTGGAGTTACGCACGATCCGGGGCGGTCGTGATACCGTCGATCACCCCAAGGGCGGGATGGATGATCTCGCCAACGCCGCCACCGGTGCGTTGCTCCAGGTGATCGGTGACGAGCGCGCCGCCGTGGTGCGCCGCTACCTGTTAGGGAGGTGACCATGCTCTCCTGGATATGGAATGGTTGCCTGCCGGGGTTTCCGTGGTGGTGTGACGGCTTTGTCTGGTTCGCTCCTTTGGCCGTTGTCTTCTTTGGCGCTTGGTTGGGGTGGTCAATTAAGCGGGTAGTTAGCAAGGGGAGGTGACCATGTTAGGAATCGTCTTACTCGTTGTCCTGGTGATCCTGATCATCGGCGTCATGCCGACCTGGGGCTATTCCAGCGCCTACGGCTACGGCTATTGGCCGTCCGGCGTCCTGGGGCTGGTGTTGATCGTTATCCTCATCCTGGTGCTCCTGGGGCGCATCTGATGGCGCTCTTCGCCGAGGAGATCGCCCGCTTCCGCGACAACCTCGATTGCCACCTGGACGATTGCGACTGGTACGAGGACAAGGATGGGGCCGCGTGGTGCCACCTGTGCAATTCGGGCTACCTGCGGAGCGCCAGAGAGCGCCTTAAGCGGTATTACGAGCGGTATGCTCAGCGGGATGCTCAGCGGGATGGCGGCTCGATAAATTCGTAGGGCGAGCGGATCAGTTGCGGGGTTGCGATCGTCACCTGTATAGTGACGACGGATTCGCGTGGCGCGCAACTGACACAATAGGTGAAGGTGACCGCGACGGTCACGGCGGCGAGCGCAAAGGCGATGCGGGGTAGCCGATGATCCATATTCACTTCCACGACGCGTTTGTCGAAGCCGACCATCCGCGCGCTAAGGGCAGCCAGTTTCCTGGCCGCTTCGCGCCAAAGGGTGGGGCTGAGGGCTTTGTGTCACCCAACGAGGGCAATCTCGACTTCCCCACCGCGCTGAAGGCGATGCGCGGCAAACAAGAGGCAGCGTTCCGCAAACTGTCACCTGAGATCGATAGGCTGGTCGGCATCGAGGACAGCGAAACCGAACCTGTACTCGGCGCATGGAAGACCGGCGCGGAACATTCGACCATGACCCACATGCACAATACCTCGATCGAGAAGGCCACACTGGCGCTGGCGATAAAGTCACTGGTGGCCAATCAGTTGCAGTTCCTGCGGTTTGTACCAGGAAAAGGTAACGAATATATTGCTAGCTTTGAGGCCAAAGGGTCACCGGAAGACATCCACAGTGACTTACTGAGTCACGATGTGCAGTTCCACACGCTGAAACTGACCGAGGGTGGCGTAAAAGTGTATGTCTACGGTGCCGATCAGGACACACTCAACTCGGTGTCGGACGCGGCAAAGCGTTACGACACCGAGGTTGATGTGTTACCGGGGAAAGGAAAGTTCATTGGCACACACAAGGAAGACGGTACGGACGAGGAACAGAGGGCGGATGCGCGACGCATCTACCAGCGAATCATTGACCGGGCTATCGCTGCCGGAAAACTGCAAGGTGATTTCAGTTCCAAGCTCGACAGTCTTAGGGATCGTTGGCATCAAACCGCCACCGGGAGCCAAGATTCACGAAGGCGACGAAGAGGATTCAACGACCGACCGATCAGAATAGGTGACCGTTACTGGCTGTATTATGTCCCGATGTGACCGATGTTCAGGTGGCGCAAAATGGCCATGTCATCCGATGAAGAGTTACGTCTAAAGTGTCTGGAACTGGCGTTGCACGGCAAGGAACGTGGGGTGCTCGCACGGGCGCGGAGTTACTATAGCTTCACTAAGGGTGACAAGAAGCCGGAAGACCCGCAGGCCAAGATACCGCCGCCGTACACCCAAGAGGGTGAGGCGAATCGTGTCATGAGCATGATCAAGCCAACGTGAGGGAGATACTGTTACTGTTTATCGCCGCGCTTCTGGTTATGCTTGGCGCACTGGCAGTGGTGATAGTCGCAGTTCAGTTAGCAATCGGATAGAAAGGATCAAACCTAATGGCACAGTCACAACAACCGCCGTCACGAGGACAGTCACAACAATCCCCGTCACGGCGACCGGAGCAATCAGAGTCACCGCATCAACGGCAGTTCCCGCCGCGCCCGATGCCGCAGGGTAGGACTTCGCGCGTACCCTACAGGCCAAACCCCAATGGGCCGATCCCGCGCGGTAGTCAACAAGGCGGCGCTACTCGTTCGACCGATATTCCTGGTGCGACACCGCCACCTGCCGAAGGTGGTTGGGGTTACATTCCTGAGTGGGGTTGGGGTAACTTCCCGCCGCGCTCCGCGCCACCGGATGGTGGCGGTGGTGAACAACCACCTGATCCTGGCAATGGTGGTGGCGAACAACCCCCTGATCCCGGCACCGAGCCGGGTGTTGTGTTTGAGGATACCTTCCGCGCCGGTAAGCTCGACCAGGGCAATTGGTTTACGCGGTACATCTACACCGGGCCGGATGGACCGGGAACCCTCGACTATCTCAATGATGAAGTCGAGCGGTTCCGCGAAACCGGTAACCACGAGTTTGACAATAACGGGATGCATCTGACCGCAGAGCCGAGGAGTGACCAACTCGGTGGTTTGTATCCGAGCGGGATGGTGCGGTCAAAGTCACTGTTTGATCTGGCGTCCGGTGAAGAATTCTATTTTGAGTGCCGTGCCAAGGTACCAGGAGGCCAGGGTGTGTGGCCCGCGTTCTGGCTCAGTTCCGATGCGCGCAACCCCGGTGATGTCAACACCGCGTTGTGGCCCCCCGAGATCGACATCATGGAGATTGTTAACAATGGGGTGGAAGACACTACAATGATGTTGGGGTGTCGCTGTCAGGTTAACGACTGGAACAGTAACCCGCAGAAATACGAGGGTGTCGAGGCTGACGAGAACTTTAACTGGGAGTTCACCTGTTGGTACGCACCGTTTGATTTCGCGCATGATTACCATCTGTTCGGGTTACACTACAAACGGCCCAACTTCACTTTCTATTGTGACCGCAGCATGATCTATGCCGGGGTCTATGACTGGGTGTGGAATGACCGCGCGCCCGCCCCGCCCGCACATGTGTTGTGTAACCTAGCCATTGGCGGTCACTGGGCCGGGCGGCACGGGATCGATGACCGCGCGTTCCCGCAGTCACTCGATGTCGATTACATCCGGGTGTATTCCAGCATCACCGGTAACTTGCCGCAGGCACAACTCGGCAAGGATTACGACATAAGATAAGAACCACCGGCGACGATTAGACACACGCGCGGCAAGTGAACCCGACCATCGCATAGAAACACTTCGAGGGAGTGCCTGATGGCACGGACACAACGTAGTAAGAGTGTCGCGAGCGCGGCGCGCCGGGAAGCGGCGCGTCCGTTCCCGTCCGAGGTGACACGCAGCCAGACGATCACGCGTGACACCTACCAGAACTTTATGACCCGCACAGGCATGGGTACCGATAACCTCAACAGTTACGGTACCTACGGTTACTACCCGATCACCCGGTTACGGATTATCCTCGATTTCGCCTACCGCTCGTCGTGGATATGCCGAACCGGGGTCGAAGCGGTGGCCGAGGATATGACCCGCGAGGGTTTCACCTTGGGTTCCGATATGGACCCGACAGAGCGCGGTGACATCGAATCTGCGTTTAACGAGGAGTTCGCGATCTGGGACAAGCTGGCGGAAACTATCACCTGGGCGCGGCTCTATGGTGGTGCCGGTGCGTTTATCATGATCGATGGGCAAGACCCCAAGACGCCGCTGCGCGCCGAGACTGTAGCAAAGAATTCCTTTTGTGGGTTGTTACCGCTCGACCGCTGGCTGATCGATCCCTCACTCACCGATCTTGTCACCGATCAACGGTCACTCGATTACGGTAAGCCGAAGTTCTACACCACGGTGGGTGACACACCGCTACCACCCTCGACGCGGATACACCACACGCGGTTTATTCGTTTTGATGGTGTCAAGCTGCCGTATTATCAGAGACTCTCCGAAAACTTGTGGGACATGTCTGTGCTGGAACCTTTGTGGGACCGGCTGATGTCCTTTGACATGACCACCGCGAGTACCGCGCAACTGGTCAATCGCGCTAGTGTCCGCAAGCTGTTTATCGAGAAGTGGAAGGAGACAGTCGGTACTGGCGGTGACATGCTCGCGGCGCAGTTACAGGCAATCGACTTCTTGCGGTTCTATCAACAAAACGAGGGTATCTCGGTTCTCGATGCCAACGACCGCATGGAGTCCGATGTTTATTCCTTCACCGGCTTGGACGCGGTGCTGATCCAGATGGGTCAGCAAATCTCCGGTGCACTTGGTATCCCGCTAGTGAGACTCTTTGGTCAGTCACCGGTTGGTCTGAACTCAACCGGAGAGAGTGACATCCGCAACTATTACGATATGATCAAATCTCAACAAGAACGTCGGTTCCGCAGACCGGTTGATGGTCTGATCGAGATTATCGCTAAGTCACTCGGCATCAAAATCCCCAACGGGTTTGGCTGGAACTTTAATCCGTTGTGGCAGTTGCAGGAGATCGAAAAGGTACAGATCAGTTCCGGTGTCACCCAACAAGTGTTACAGGCTTTCGAGGCTGGTGTCATCACCGATCAGGCACTGATCTTTAAGGAACTCAAGCAACAGTCACACCGCACGGGGGTGTGGACAAACATCACCGATGAGATGATCGACCAAGCCGAGAACGCGCCACCGCTTGCGCCACCAGGGGTGGGGACTCCCGGTGCAGGCGGGCCGGGCGCTGGAGGTGAGCCACCCGCACCGTCATTCCTCCCTGGAGCGGGTGGCAACGCGGCACCTCCAAAACCCGGCGGGCAGGACGAGGAGCGGTCATTCCTTCCGGGTCGTCGTGGGGGGAACAGTCACCGCTCCTCGTTCTTGCCAGGGGGTATGCGCACGATACTGGGTGCCGGTGGCGAGAAGGCAAGTGACGATGACCAACCGGAGTTACCGTTGTTTGCTAATCATCCCTCTGAGTGGACCGTACCGCGCGACGAGGTGACCAAGAAACCCATCTTCCACATCTACACCAGTGACCAAAATCACCCGCCAAAACGGACCACGACCTATGCCGGGTTCCGGGTCGTGGTCGAGTGCGAGGAGGGTGACCAACGTCACGCCGGAAGTTCCGGCGGCGCGACCATGCTCGCACCTTACGGTTACTTCCCTGGCACGGTGGCCAATGACGGTGATTGTCTCGATGTGTTCCTGGGTCCGCACGAAGCGAGCAACCGGGTGTTCGTCATCGATACACAGGAACCCGGCACCAAGAAGTACCACCAGCCAAAGGTGTTTCTCGGTTGGGGTACGGGTAGTGACGTCTTGAAGGTTTTCAACGGGTTCTATGCCGATGGCAGCGGGCCGGATCGCTTTATGCGTGGCAAGGAGTACACATTGGGGGATTTCCGCCAGTATTTTGACAATTTCGTAACCGAGCGAAAGGCTGTATAGTGCGTGCCCCAGCCCTATGTGGGAAGGGAATCAGTGACGCAGAGCGAGTCATATCTCCGGTTAGAATCAAGGGCGTTGAACGAGCCACCATGAATGACAGACACAATCGAGACGAGCGAGCCAGCCGAGCCGACAGATACAGGCGTGGAATGTGAGCCATGATAGCCGAAGAGACACAATAGCTCGAAGCGAGTCAGGTTGGCAGATTGAAACACGGTGGTCTGAACGAGCCACCATGAATGACAGACACAAAGGAGTCGGGCGAACCACATCTGAAAATATAGACACACGTAGTAGGAGTGAACCTGCCCAGACGAAAGACACAAATACTCGGAGTGAGCCACAGTGATCGGATGGAAACAATAGAGGGAAGTGACATGCTTGAAGGCTTCACCCTGTTCCGTGTCACCAAAGGGTGGCAGTGTTCCACCAAGCAGGCCGAGCAAAACGGCTGGTCGGTGCGGATCATTGGTGACGAACAGGCACAACGCATCCTCGCCCAATTGAGTCAGGATCAGAGTACCGAAACAGGCAATACGAACGACATCGCTAAGCGGCGTGAGTTAATAAAGCGCGTTGTCGATGTGGCAACGCAAATCCATGCCAAACGCCGTGTGATGCTCGAAGAGTGAACCCTCCAACTGGATAGAAGCATCCTACGAGAGTGAACCACTGAACATGGACAGACACATCTCACTAGAGTGAACCCTCAGACGGGATAGATACATGCAAGCGAAGAGTGAGCCATCTAGGTAGACAGACACAGTAATGAGGAGTGACACGCAATGAATGTCGATTTTAGTGCCGTGGAACTGGCACAGATTGTCAAGATGTGCGAAGCGGATAACATGGCGGATACCGTCATCGCCAAGATACACCACACGGCGCTGCGGGCTGTCCAGAACTTTCAAAAGGATGTGACCGAGCCACCGGAACCGGCAGCCGACCCGCGCGAAGCGTCACAACAGTGGCGGTCACCGATCTAAACCCTATCGGTTGACAGAAACAAGGGAAAGAAGTGAGCCAAAAATGACCAAGTAGAATCATTTGGTTTGTGTGGGCCATTTGAAGCGACAGACACATGCAAGATGAGTGAACCCTCGCTTGAGACAGAAACAGCCAGACGGAGTGAACCACTACAGTTGACAGACACATACAGATTGAGTGAGCCGTCAATGGAGATTGGACACAAATAGGATGTGCGCTTTCTGTTACGGTGCCAGGGCAGCGTTGTGGCGTATGGTCAAGCGTGGGCAGTACCTGCATACAGCCACGGGAATGGACAGACACAGGGCGATGAGTGAGCCAGTCACTAAGACAGAGACAAATAGAGAGAGTGAGCCGGGTAGATTGAGAGACGCAGGCCACGGGAGTGAACCCGAAATTGCAACAGACACATGACGCGAGAGTGAACCCAGATCAGCAATAGATACATGCTTGCGGAGTGAACCAACTTAGGCGATAGACACAGTCCAGGTGAGTGACTAATGGCCATGCTTGACAACAGTGACGAACGGGTCCAGGCCGCGTATCGCGAGCTTAGTGCGACGTTGGGCCGGTTTGTCGCCAGCTTCGCCAAGTTCGATCAGTCACTGATCGATCAGGTGAAGTATGTGGTCAAGGAGCACGCCACCAAGTTCAAGGTCGAGCACGGGTACGAGTTCCCGCCGTTGGGTCTGTTTGTGTTGCCGACCGCGCGGTTTATCATCTGTGCCCGGCGCGATCTCGATGACAAAGAAATCCACAATCACTTGCTTGTGTGGTTGCGTCAGTTTGCGTCAAAAGGTATTCATCCTTCAGCGATGGAGGTGGCGGTTGCGGTACGGCAGTGTTGGCCGCACTATCGACCGCCCATCGAGGCGTATCGCAGGGACACTCGGAAGAAGCTGATCCTGCATTGACCGACGAGCCGGTAATGGAGGTGGCTATGGTACAGCTAATTTTGCTTGTCCTGGCGTTCGTCCTGGCACTGGTGGAAGCCTTCACCCCGTATTGGTGGACCGCCCCAACCCGACCGCATCTCGGCTGGCTCGCGTTGGCGTTTTACTTCCTGTCGATTGTGCTGAGCCAGGGTCATATCTGATGCCGCATTATCACATCAAGGTGAGCGATGCCGCACGCGGCGGTTTTGCCCCGTCCACGCTGCCCAAGGTCACCCCACCCAAGGCCGCGCCAGCCAAACCTCCCAAAGCGCCCACCGCCAAGCCGCCCACGCTGCCAAAGCCCGGCGGCAGCGCAGGCGGCGGCAAACCGCTTGGAGCGGCCACGCATGTCGCGAGCGGGCTGGGTGAGGCGGCGTGGCGCGGCGCGGGGTTGGCGCGAGCCGGTGAGCGCGGCATCAACCGGTTGTCGGCGTTTGGCGAAGAGTTTAACCGCGACGATTCCGGGAGGGATGAGATGGGGCACTACCACTTTAACATCCCGAGTCGCGGTTCCCGGATGAGCCAGGATTATGGTACCTCCGAAGGCGCGCGGAAACGGGGACAAGGTGTCACGCGAGCCGAAGTGGAACAACGTAACTCGATGGGTAGTCACGCCAACCAAGCCGCCTACCACAAGAAACAGGCGGCGGCGCACAGTCAGGCTGGGCGTAACACCGCATCGCGGGCGCATAACACGGCGTACCAAGCGCATAGTCAGGCGTGGCGTAACCCGTCACCGGGGAACTCGGCGCATGCCTGGGGCGCGACCCGTAACACCAAGCAGTTTGGTGACTCCGGTACCAGCGAAGGTGCCAGGAAAGCGGCAGCGACCCGTTCCGGTCGTGGTCACGCGGTGACCGGTGGCGCGGCTACCGGCAAGTTCAAGCCGTATGGTGTCGATATCAAGGCCGGTTCCAACACGCGGCAGGCACCAAAGCCAGACCCGGAACCGTTCCGGGGTTACGATAGCCGCAGGAAGTGACCGATGGCGACACACGTACACTTCCACGACTTTTTGCAAAGTGACAGAAAGCCGTTTAACGAGGCAAACGTTAAACGCAGTCACGGCAAGTTCTCGCGGACACGCGGACCCGGTGCCGAGAACCCGGGACTCAAGGAGCGCAAGCCGCCGGGTACCGCCAAGGCAGGCGTACACGCGCGGCCAAAACAACAACCGCAACCGGCGTCACGGTTACAGACTATTCGCCAGGGTGCCGCTGCCAAGGTGGCGCAGGCATTGCAGAAGGCAAAGCAGCAAGCCGAGGGACTCGGCAGTGAAGCTTTTGCGGTACCGCATGACCTGAAGACACTGACCGAGGGTTTTGACAAGTCGAGTAGCGAACCCCGGCGCAAGATCGGTACTCAGGCGGCAAAGAATGTCGGTCGGTACCTGAAGGAGATGAGTACAGAGCTTGGCGAGACGATCTACCACGCGGGTAAGGGACTGACACGGATACCGCAGGGTATACCGATGCTCGATAAGGAACAAGAGGCGTGGAAGTCACTGGGCCGCAAGTTTGTGATATCGACACTGATGCGGTCAATGGATGTCGCGGTTCCCGGTTCCGGTCTACTGGCGGAAGCCGCCGGTCACGCGGTTGGTCACGTGGTCGGACATGTGGCGCAGCATGTCGGCGAACATGCGGTGGATCACGCGACGCAACATGTCATCGAGCAAATTGCGGAACATGTGACCGAACACGCGGCAGACGAGCATTTGATGAAGTTGGGTGGTACTGGTACCCGTTTGGCGCACCGGTCGATCCTGGGTAGCGGCGCGTTGTTTGGCAGACAGCGGCGGTTGCAGCAACAGCGACAGATGTCGCGGCACGATCACGCGTACCGCGATGCCGATCCGAGCCAAGAAGAGATTATGAAGGCTTGTGCCGATTGGTTGCATACCGTGGCCGAGAGTATTATCACCGCGCCGATCCCGATGAAGCAGATACTGGCGACAATGCCCAAGCCCAACGGCAAAGGTGACAAAGCCAGTCCGTTGTTTGGTGGTTTAGGCGGTAACAACCCGTTTAAGGACGAAGGTACTTCTGAAGGTGCCAGGAAGGGTTGGCTACACCGGCATGGGCCGACCAGGGCAAAGCCGGAACTGCGCAAGATGACGCGACCGGCGGAACCGCCAAAGCCCGAGACACCAAAGACGCGGGCGACTTTTGAACAGATGCGGGCACGTAAGGATTACGTACCGCCACCGATGCCCAAGGCGAAGAGTCCACAGAGGGTACCAAACCAGCCGCACGCACCAAAGCCGCACGAACAGGATATCCTGTCGCGGCGCGCCGCCGCACCAGTGACTACGGAGAGACGGTCACAGGCCCCCACGCCAACCCTTGTTCAGCCGCTCTATGGTCAGGGTGAACAAAAACGTACTGGAAGTACCCGCAAGAGCACACAGACACCATACAAGGAGATTCGCGAGAACGTCAGTATGACGCAGCGTGAGCGCGAGGGTCCGGCGCGGGAACAACAGGCTTCGACGGCAAAGTCACAGATTGCCGAACTGAAGGCACTGCACGGACGGCGCACGTCACTGACACCAAAAGAAACCGACCGGATGAACCGGTTGATCAAGGAACACGGTCTTGGCGCGATAGCAACACCGACCGCTCAGGGAACAGCGGGTCCACCCAAACGGTTCCTACAACAGAGAGGAGGCAGAAGATGGCTATCAAGGAAGCGGTAACTGCATGTGTCCTTGTGCTAGGTCTGGCGGCATGCCAAAAGCCGCCAGAAGCGGTGGCGACGATCCCACCGCCCCCACCACCACCGCCACCGGCCCCGATTATGGCACCACCGCCGGTACCGGAAGCGCCGCCGTTGTACCGGCACCACCATCGCGGGCGGTATCACTATTACGCCCGGCGGCATGGTTACTATCACCACAATGTCAATCTGCACCGGCATGTGAAACCTCACCATTCCGGTGTACCGAGCCAGTGACCAATGCCGCGCGCGATCTATACGCCGTATGAAGACGCTTTAATCAAGGCGGCGAGTCTCGATGAATTGCAGGGACTCGCCGAGCGGCTGGGGCGCAGGCGGCAGAATATACTGAACCGGCGTACCCGGTTGCTACGCGGTGACGATTTGCAGGCGATGTACCGCAAGCCGCCGGAACAGCCAAAGGCTTACAGACGGACACCCGATGTCCTGATCGGGCGTCCGAAGTGGTTTGACGATATCGAGGTGATGACAACCCGGTTGAGGTCAGGCCGATGATGAAGAACCCAGCGGCGTTCGCCGATACGATGGCGTCGTTACTCGGTACTACCGAGTTACAGTCACGGATCGATTTCCAGAAACAGGTGACCAAGGATTTTGCTGCGAGTACCCTTGATGCACAGACCCGGCGACAACGACAACGCGAGGCTGAGCACTTTGCTCGCGTGCGTAATGCCTATTACGGGTATGCTGCTAAACTGCGGCGTATTGCGCGCCATGTACAGGACATCATTCGTTCTTATCCTCCTGGCGACCCGGCTGGCGTGGAGGCGATCAACCGTTATCTCCGCGATTACGCGGGTATTCTTCGGCCTTGGGCGCGGCAGGCGGCGACACTAATGATCGCGGAAGTGTCACGTCGTGACTATACCGCGTGGGTACGTCACGCGCGTATGATCAATCAGGAACTCGATAAGGAACTGTTGTGGGGCGGCACCGTCACGGGTGACGAGATGCGCCGGATCATCGATGCACAAGTGGAACTGATCACCAGTATCCCGCTCGACGCGGCGGAAAAGGTACAAGATTTGTCACAAGCCTATTGGGTAGCGGGTCAGCGTTACGGCGCGCTACGCACCAATATCATCGAGAGTGACTATCTGCGGGAATTTAGCCAGATACCGCAACAGGTGTACAACCGTGCCACGCTGATCGCCAGGACCGAGACAGCCAAGACGAGCGCAGCGGTGACACAATCCCGTGCGCAGTATATCGGGTCCACCCACTATATATGGAAAACGGCAAAAGATGCCGATGTCCGGCCCATGCACAAAAGGCTTGAAGGTACCGTACACGCGTGGGACGATCCGCCGGAAGCCGAGGAGAATGGTGACCACCACCACCCCGGCGAGTTCCCAAACTGCCGGTGCTGGGCGTCACCGATCCTCCCGGCACCAGAGGAGATCGGCGCATGATTGAACGACAGACCATCGAGGGGCGCGCCGCGACCGTGGCGTATCTTGACCGTGATTTTGATCCTGCAAGCAAGGACAATTGGTCACTCGCCAAAATCATCTTCGACGATGGAGAAATCGTCTTCGTCCGTAACGCCGAGAACGACCCGGATGATGACGACTGGGAAGATGTAGACTAGAGACAGCCGGTGACTGAGGTTGCCGGTAGGTGTGTGGGAGTGCCCGCCTAATTGAGCACACACTGGCAGCGCGGTAGTGGGCCGGTGGCTGCCTCGCTTTTATAGGGAGAGGATACAATGAAAGCAGAGTGTGAGGAGTTCCGGCGCAGGATCAAGACCCTCGCCGATGATATACTTCTTCTGCGGCGTGGTGGTTCTGACAGTGTGCCTGAAGCGATTGCCAATGTCACCTTGGCGTACCGACACCTCGAAGACGCATCGATGCGGCTGGGCAAGGCGATCCAGGCAATTGACGGCGGTGTCAGTGTCTATGACCGGGATCAGGTGCCGAAATCGGAGTAGTGACACATGAGTGTCTTTCTGCATCTGCGTGACGGTGTCTACAAGGTCAGGGATCAAGGCGGTATCCCGGTGCCGCTCGATCCCGATTTGTTGTTCCTCGCCGAGAACGCCAAGCAGCAAAACATTATCCAGGAACTCTACCGGGTGCAGATGGAGCGTAACCGCTCGCGTCACATGTTTGGTGACTGGGAAGAATCGGATCACCCGCGTGGTCAGCCGGGTAATGCTGGTCAGTTTGTCGAGGGAGGCAGTAGTGGCGGAAAAGGAACCGAACGACCAGACCGAGAAGAAACCTACGCCAGAGGAGCGGGGGGAAGCGGAGTTCGAAGCCCAGAACAGGCACAGAGGAGCGCAGCGCAGGCCGCGTCCGGTAGACCCAAGCTAGAAGGTCTGCCCGATGAGCCGATAAAGCTGGGTGACGGTTACTATGTGTTCGGCCCATCGGGCAAGATACACGACACTGCCGATAGTTACATGAAGAAGGCGGGGCTTACCTACAACCCGCCGCATCGTTACGTGCATGTTGACGCTGACAATGCTACGGATGTTGCCGAAGCGTTTGCGCAGATGAAGCACGATCCCGACGACCCAAAGGTCAAGGCGGCGTATGATGCGCTGGTCAAAGAGACACTGGCGCAGTGGCAGGAAGTGAAGAAGACCGGGCTTAAGGTACAGTGGATCAAGGAGGGTGACCAAGACCCCTATGTTGAGTCACTGAACTTTATCCATGCGGACAACCGCGACAATGATCACTTGTGGGAGTTCCCGACCGACCTGGGTTACGGTACCGAAGACCCGACCGCACGGAACAACAACCCGATGTTACAACCGACTGATGAAGTGGTTGACGGTCACAAGTGTTTGGTGAATGACATTTTCCGCATCGTGCACGATTATTTTGGTCACTTTAAGGATGGTGTCAGCTTTACCGATGACGGCGAGGAGAACGCGTGGCGGTCGCACGCCTCGATGTACAGCCCGCTCGCGCGCGGCGCGCTGACGACTGAAACTCGCGGACAGGCGGCGTGGGTCAATCATGGGCCGCATGGTGAGGCTAACCGAACAGCGAGTGTTGCTGACATTGTCTACGCGCCGCAGAAGATTGGATTGATGCCATCGTGGACGTGGGACGAAGACCAGTGGCGTGACGCCGAGTTTAAGGAAGACGAACACCCGCGTGACGAAGACGGGAAGTTCACTGCCGGGCACCGCGCGGGCAGCAAACGGCAGCAAGAGGTACCGTCTGTCATAGAGTCACCGGCAGCGGAGCCGCCGAAAGAGGCACGGGAGGCATCGTATGAGCGGCCAAGGAACTTACCAAAGTCACTAATTACTGCATTGGATGACCAGAATTACAAATTTGAGAGAACCAATAATCCTGATGACGATTCGGCGCGCCACGTATTTACGGAGTGGGGAACCGGGAGCACGATTGAATACGGTCTACAGGATTGGGGTGCCGGGCATCATTGGGAACACAGGGATGCCAAAAGCGGGCGGCGTTATATGGGTTATGGTAACCTCGCTCTGATCGGTCATCTGAGAAGATACGCAAAGGGGGAAGTGTTTGATTCCAAGTTTGCCAAAGAGTTTGGTGACAAGCTGTTTGAGTCACAATCCGGGTTCAGGCCGTTTCTCGAATCAGACAACGCGGTGGCGTTCACCAACGGGTTTGGTGACCAAATTTATCTCTACAAGGATGAGGACAAAGCCGCGCTCGACACTGCTAATTGGAAGATATACATCGATCATGGTGATGGCACTGGCAAGAACCAGTACAACGAGGGTCACGGCTGGGACGACCTGAAAAGTAACCTTAGTATGCTGGAGGATGCCCATCTGGAGGATAAGCAAAAACGCGAAACCGCCAATAAACGCTACGTCGATCTCGGTCACGATATGATGAAGAGTCTGGGTTACGATCCCAGTTATCTCACAGTCACTCACGAAGAACACCCGTTTACGCTCAACGGTGTCAAAAGGTATGCCGCCGGTACCGCTCAAACTACGAACGGTAGGATAGCTCTCTACGCCAAACAGTTGGAGGGACTCAGTGACCATGTCATACGTGGTATTGTCGCGCATGAGGTGACACACCAAAAATTCCAGCGGGCACTTGACGTGTGGCACAAAGAGCGTGACAAGCCAGCCGACCAGCGGGATTACGGGTCGGCTGCCAAGCTGGCAGAGCTACTCGATTTTAGCGGTGACGGGTTTGACCGGTACAGCAAGACTGACGGTGTTACTCAGTATAGCCGGGACCATTGGAGGGCGTACAAAAGCGGTGAGGAGAATTGGGAACTGGCGTTTCATGAGACACTCGCCGAGATGGCGCATTTGGAAGTTACCGATCCGGCAGAACTAAAGGCGGTGGCGAAGCCGTGGCGTGATTTGTACAAAGAAGTTTTGTCACTTTATCGCACGCAACCGGCTCTGCGTAGCGCGACATCGCCACCGGCACCACAGCCATCTCGACCGACAGAATCAGATAATCAGAGTGCAGCCGTGCACCCGGCGGTGCACAAACTGGCGCAAGCTCTGCATGAGGTACTCCATCTCGGTGACAAAGAGTGGAATAAGGCAGATCACCCACAGGCACCCGAAGGCGCGCCCGAAGGTAAGGGTGGGCAGTTTGTGTCTAAGGGCGAAGGTGGCGGTGGTACAACAACCACGCCAAAGGAAGAGAAACAGAGAGTAGGAGTGTTACCGCAGATCAAGGCTCCAGTGACCAAGGCTGCGTTACCCGATAGTGCGAAAGACAGTCACCCGGCAATGATCTCCAGCCGTGTGCCTACGACAAAGGGCGCGACGGACGACCGTTACCGCCGCGCCGATCTCGCGGCGATGAAGGAGAATGACCAAGCCTTTGATCACAATACGTCACTGTTTGACGACGAGGAACACTACCCAAACTTCCAGCCCGGCGAACTCGATTGCCCGCCAGCAAAAGGTGACGCTTCGCGCTGCGCCGAGTATCGGGCACAGGTGATTATGGAACACATGAAGGCAAACCTGCGGTTCCTCTACAAGAACGCACCGAAGGAGGTCCGTGAGCAAGGTCACCTGTGGTACGAGGGCGCGCACAAGCTCGCCAAGGCCGATGCCGAGAAGTACGGGTTACCGCTGCAAAGCGTGGTCGGTATCTACGCCGCATTGTCGCCGCAGACCCTATGGGATTTGAATGTTCACTTGGCGAAGACGGTACTCGATGTCTACCACACCAAGCAGGACTTCAAGTGGGACAAGGCGATGGAGGATAAGGCACAAGAAATTTGGAGTGCCAAGAACAAGTTACTGTTGTCCGGCATCAGGAACAATACACTAGGGGAACTGACCGACCCGGTGGCTAAGGCAATGTGGATACGGACTTATGACGAAACCTATAACAAGGACCGCAGCTTTAACGCACTGTCACCCGATGGCCGGGTTGTCGGCAAGTATAAGAACCTGGACGGCAGTAACGCTCAAGGCGGGTGGAACAGTATCCCGCCGATTGTCCACGCGATCATCTCGCTGGAGTCTGGCGGCGACCGGGACATCATCAGCCCGGCGATGGGCGAAAGACACAAAGTGCGGAGTTTCTACAACAACATCCTCGACCCGGATAGTGACAATGACGATGTGACGGTCGATACCCATGCGGTGGGCGCGGCGTTACTGCGTGCTTTGGGTGGTTCCACTGTTCCGGTGATGCACTCATTTGGCAAAGGACCATCAACCAAGGCTGAGAGTGAGCGTATCCATTATCGCGGTACGTCGAGCAAGGGTGTGTCGACACAAGGTCTATATGCGATCTACGCCGAGGCTTATCGCGAGCTAGCCAAGGAATTGAAGATCAAGCCGCGTGTGTTGCAGTCGATCACCTGGGAAGCCAAGCGCCGCCTGTTTGACGAGCGGATGACTGACGAGGCCAAGCAGAGCGTCGAGCGCGCGTGGCGCACTTACCGCGATGGTAAAGCCAGTCTCGATAAGACACAAAAAGACATCCTCAAGCTGGCGGGCGGGTTCGCTAGGGGACAGGAGAAGAGTGATGACAACGCTAGCAAACGATCCGCTGGTGAAGTATTTACGGTCGGTCGGCGTACCGGTGACGCGCGCCAATTGGATCAATTTGGCATTCGGAGCCGAACCGCCAGACCCGCTGACACCGGAAGACGAGGATATGGTCCCGGAGGAATTGCAATTGGGGCGCGACGAATCTGGCAAAACGCACGACTCGCCGTGTTCTTGCGCTAAGTGTCGCCGCCATGCTCACCCATGATTTCTACGTCACCGAGCAGCTTGGCCCGCAACAGGCAATGACACCAGAGGGCTTTCTGGTGGTCAAAGCGGTGCCGCTGGCGCGCACCGGCAAGCAGCTTTATTCGGACAAGGAGATTCCGATCAAGGGTGACGCTCAGGGTAAGATCATTATCGACCGCGACCCGGAGGAGGTGTTCCGGCCCGCCACCATTGCCTCATTGCAAGGCAAGCCGATCACCCTCGACCACCCGATGGATGACGTAAACCCTGACAATTATCATGATTTGGCGGTGGGTCACGTTCTCAACCCGCGCCGGGGTACGGGCGTCTTCGACCACCTGTTGATCGGTGACCTGATGATCACCGACAAAAAAGCGATGGAGGCGATAAGGAATAAGTTGCTACGTGAAGTCAGCGTAGGTTACAAAGCGGACTACGTCGAGACTGGTGATGCTCGCGGGGCGCAACGCAACATTGTCTGCAATCACCTCGCGCTTGTCAAGGACGGTCGCTGTGGGGTCGTCTGTCGTATCGGGGATAGGGCTTATTTTACGTTCACCGATGACGAAGGTGACGACGGCAAGCTGGAGCACTCGGAGGTAAACTACGAGTCTGATGCAGAGGGACCGGACCATTGCGGTATCTGCACCCACTACGAGGGTCACGCCTGTGACATCGTTAAACCACCCATCGTCCCTGAAGGGTGGTGCAATCGCTTCGACGCTTCTGTCCGCAGCCGCAAGATTGCCAATACCGGTGACTGGTCCCGTGTCAACGAGGTCGGCGAGATATACCAGCGCCGCCGGGCGAAACGCGGGCGGCACGTCCATATCCATGTTTGAGGAAAGGGGTTGACCTATGGCGAGAACAGCATGGCTGGACCGTATGGTGCGCCGGGTTCGTGACGCGGACACCGAGGAGGAAGCCCGCGAGGCGACCAGAGACTTTATCGACCCGACCGGCGCGCCAAGTGGCGGCGGCGGTCCCGATGACGGTGACACTCATATCCATCTCCACATGGGCAAAGGTGGCGAAGCGGGAGGCGCAGGTATGGCAGGGGATGACGACCCGCCGATTGATGTTGGTGGCGGCGGGCAGCCGGATGTGCAGCAACTCGCTGCCGCCGTTGCCGAATTGTTGCAGCGTGTCGAGCAACTTGAAGGTAACGGCGGCGGCAACGGCGGGGAAAACGGTGACGACGGCGAAGATGTCGAACTCGAAGACCCCGAAACCAAGGATCGACGGAGGTTCCGTATGCGGCGCGGTGACGCCATGACGCGTGATGATGACATCCCGGTGCCGGAACGCCTGGGTGAGGACATGGTCGGCGAAACCGATCTGCCCGGTCTGGAAGACCTGAAGCAGGGCGGTTCCACGGGTGACCGTCGCCGGTACCGTGATTACGCGCGGACCCACGATTCGGCGGATGCCGAGGAACTGTGGAGTGACGCAATGGCGGCGGCTGAGATTCTCCAGCCCGGTGTCAAGGTTCCTACCTTTGATGCGCGGCTGACACTCGAAAGTACCGCACGGCGTCTGTGTGCGTTCCGTCGCCGGGTACTCGATCACGCGTTGAGTGACGATAATACCAAGGCGGTTATCCACGACGCTATTGGTACTATCGACACCAAGACACTGACTTGTGACAGTGTCAAAATGGCGTTCAACGCCGCCGCCGCGCAGGTTCGCGTGCTCAATCGCGGGGGTATGACCCGGCAAGCGGTGACGCGTGACGCCGGGAACGGTGTCGCCCGGCGCGGCCCGCCGTCGATTTCCGAGATGAACGCGCAAGCCAAGGAGTTCTGGAACACCCGGAACACCAACGGCGCAACGCGGTAAGTGTCACTTTTCGGGTAACAGGAGGGCGCGATGCCTGATAGTGTTTTCACGTTCCGCATGCCAGCCGGTATTCCTGGCGAATGCAGCCGGTTCAATGTCATCGGTACCACGATCAAGCCGGAAAACCAGAACACCACCACGCCGTTCACCCTGTTCGGCCAAGTTGGTACCATTGACGCCAACGGTGCCCGTCCGATCCTGGCGACCGACACCGCCGCGCCGCCGGTTCTCGGTATCGCGGTGCGTCCGTTCCCGACCAGTGACATGACAGTGGCACTGCCCGGCGTGGTACCCTTTGGTCCCGGTGTTCCGTCGCCGAGGGGCGTGGTCGATGTCATGTACCGTGGCTATGTCACCATGAAGCTCAACGGTGCCACGGCGGCAGCGAAGGGCGGCGCGGTGTACGCGTACTACGCCGCCTCTGCCGGTTCCCATGTCCAGGCCGGGATCGAAGCGGCGGCGGGTGCCAACCTGTGGCAGATTCCCGGTGCCTATTTCTCTGGCCCGGCTGACGCCCAAGGCAACGTCGAGATCGCATTCCACATTTGAGGTTAGGGGTGACCACCCTGCGATAGAGGAGGGGTAACAAAATGTACGCTCATCAGATGGCGAGCGCGGTAAACGGTGGGTGGCCAACCCTCGACCGTGCCTACAGTTACACCGATGCCGCAGACGGCAACATTCGTACCGTAGACTCGGCGGGCGCCTTTTTAGTGAACGAGTTGGAACGGCTCGACCCGACCTTACACATGCCGCTGGCGGCAGTGACATGGTCGCGTGACATCGATCTACGTGAAGATGTCACTATCGCGGATGAGTCGGCGAGCTTTACCAACAGTACCTTTGCCGCGCCCGGCGGTATTGTTCCCGCCGGTATTAACTGGGGCGGTAAGGTGTCTACGGCCATCGCCGGTATCGCCACCGATATCAACAAGACCGCGCAGCCGTTGAACCTCTGGGAAATGGAACTGAAATACTCCATCCCGGAACTCGAATCCGCGATCAAGGTCGGACGACCTATTGATCAGCAAAAGTTTGAGGGTCTGAATCTCAAACACCAAATGGATATCGATCAGGTCGTGTACGTGGGTGACTCCACGATGCAGATGACCGGGTTCTACAACAACGCGGGTGTCACGGTGAATACCGCCGTGGCGGGTGGTGGTGGTTCCACCAAGTGGTCGGGTAAGACACCGGCAGAAATCCTCGCCGATGTGAACACTGTCCTGACCAACACCTGGGCCGCGAGCGGTTACTCGGTGATCCCTGATCGCCTGATTATTCCCCCGGCACAGTACGGTGTCCTGATCTCGCAGGTTGTCAGCGCCGCCGGTAACATTTCGACCCTGAAGTTCCTCGAAGAGAACAACCTCGCTGCGCAGCGTGGTGGCAGGCTCGAAATCTATCCGTGCAAGTGGGGCATCGGCATGGGTGCCGGTGGTACACCGCAGGTGTTGGGTACGGTGGATCGGATGATCGCCTACAGTAAAGACCCGCTGCGGGCGCGCTACCCGATGACACCGCTGCAAAAGACGCCGATCCAATACCAGGGCATCTACCACGTCACGACTTACTATTGCCGCCTGGGGCAGATGGAGTTCATCTATCCGTCCACCTTCAGCTACCTCGACGGTATCTAGACGGAACTGTCACTGAGGGTTACGGGTTAGTTGTTCACAAGGAGGGCTAGTCATGCCTGATACGGTTTTTGTCACCAACCGCACGGTTGTGCAGTTGCCCGCGACACCCGACAACCCGGATGGTGGCGTGGTGGTGTTGGAGCCGGGACTCAACGAGGTGCCGGACTACGCAGCGAAGGCACCGTTCCTCGTCAATCTGGTGCGTGTCTCCGCGCCCGAAGTCAAGCAGGCCCAGGCTGACGCCGAAGCCTCGAAGAGAGTCCTGGAGTCACAAGCCCAGGCTTCTCAAGCGGTTGCCGAGGCACAAAAGTCGAACCTTGACGCGAAGATGAAGGCGGGCGAGGATTGGGCCGGAAAACGTCAGGCGGCGATGGATAAGGGGTTACCGTTCGCTGAGCCGCACCCCGATCCGGTGACCGAACAGTCCATTGTGTTGACCTCGCCGCCGCACGTTTACTCTGCCGCCGGGTTTATCGGCAAAGCCGAGCCGCTTGGTGGTGGTGCCGGTGGTGCGGCACAACACGCGCCCCGTGTCACTCCCGACACTGGTGAGCACCACGGGGGCCAGCGCACCAAGTAGGTGACCAATGGCCGAGGTGACGGATTACACCCAGATTTATTTGTCACCGTCCTGTGAGAAGTGTCGAGGCGAAGAGCGGACTTGGTGTCAGTCGGACGTGTACGATCCATGCCCGGAGTGCGGTCGGGTATCGACTTGTTACCTTGCGGCTGACCAAGTCCACGCGTTGATGGAAACGGTAAGGCGGGCGGGTTACTGATGACTGATCGTGAAGAACGTATCCGCCAACGCGCCGAAGAGCTTTGGCGGGAAGCAGGCCAGCCCCAAGGCCGCGACGAAGAGTTTTGGCACAAGGCTGAGAAGGAGATCGACGCGGACCCATCACCGGAGGTGTGACATGCCCTTGACGCCCGCTGAGTTGGGTTACATCGCCGGGATTGTGGACGGCGAAGGTTCGATCAGCTTGGCTCACTGTAGCGCGCGGGCGTCAGGTGTGTATGTGTATCCGCTTGTGAGAGTTGCCAATACCGACAAGGGTTTGATCGATTGGTTGGACGAGAAGGTCGGTGTCGGTCATACTGGGTACGTGTCTAAGTTACACTTAGGCTGCAAGGACGTGTATCACTGGGCTATCGCGAGTAACGAGGCTTACGAGTTACTTGTCAAGATTAGACCGTACCTTGTGGTTAAGGCGCATCGAGCGGATATAGTAACCGCGCTTTGGGAAGAGAATGAAACGGCACTGCGTGTAGCGGGAAGGAACAATTGGGGCAATCACCACCCCGTGCCGAATTGGTTACGGAGTTGGCGAGAAGCCTGTTTTCTGTACCTGAAAGACCTCAACAGACGCGGACCCGGTGAACCCAAGTTTGGTGACAAAGTCCGTCGATTGTTACAACATCACGAAGTGGCTCTAGCTGTATGGAGGGAGTCACATGCCGCTTAAGAAGGGTTCTAGCCAGGAAACCATCAGTTCCAACATCAGCGAGATGGTGCATTCTGGTCACCCGCAAAAACAAGCTGTCGCAGCAGCACTGCGACAATCGCGTGAGGGTGACCGAATGACTGGTTGGGGTACCGCACCAGCGGCAGACAAAACCACGGTGACTCATTCCCGATCTGTACCGGGGCTAGGGAGAACCACAGTGACACATACCAATGATATCGAACAACAGATCACTGGCGCTCTCCCGGTTCCCGAACGGCACGATGATTTGCTGGGCGAGGTGTCGGAACCCGAATCGACACCACGCGGCCCACAGAAGGCAGCCCCGGCACCGGAGAGTAACAAGAAGGCTGGTGACGCTGGTAATATCGTCAAGGGTGATCCTGGCCCGCCGCCAATGTCAGCTATGTTCAATCCCAAAAAGTTGGGTGACAAGAAAAAGGCCCAGGATCAGTCGAGTACCTTTTCCAATGTGCAATCCGGCGCGCCGATGAACAATCTCGGCATGGGTATTCCGACACCCAATATCAGTGCCACGCCGGGTGCACCGTCGAGTTCCTCGACCACGCCGCCGGTATCGACCGGTGACTCTCTGCGTTCGATGAACGTAGCCAATCGAGCCTTCTGGGCGCGCAAGCGATGACAGGTGAGTGAATGGCGCGTGTCTCGACCGGTGGTCCGTTCCCGGCGATCAGGCCGGATGAGACGGACTTCTTCACCTTCGACTTTGGTCGAAAGCTAGGTTCTGTCGGTAACATCATTGTCGCGACCTGGACGTGCGCCTTTTCGCCGTCCAGCCCGCCCACGGTGTCTGACGACGATCCGAACAGCCACGTCGACCCGCAGGATATCCCGCCGCCGCCACCGCAGATCAACCGGGTGGCGGCGCTCTGTGGTGGGTTTACCATCAACGGGGTCTACACCCTCAATGTCGTGGTTGAAGTGGACGACGGGCGTGTCCTGGCGCTCTCCGGTGACGTTAAATGCGCGACCGGCATCTCGCCTGCCGACGAGATATTCACCGTCGAGGAATTCCGTGCTGATTACCCGGCCTTTGGTGACGCCTCGCGCTTTACCGACGAAGAGGTGCAGTATTGGATTAACGCGGCGTGCGCCCCGCCCAATTCGACACCAGCGCTCAACCAATATCGCTGGGGGCAGTTTTATCAGCTTGGCTTGCATCTGTGGGTAGCGCATAATCTCGCCGTTCAGGATATGCTCAGTCAGCGGGCGGGACTGCCGGGGATGCCCGGCGCGACGTATATGTCGACCCCGCTGACAGGTTCTGGTGTCGCGAGTTCAAAGTCGGTCGATGGTGTCAGTGTTAGTTACGACAACCAGATCGGCATGGAACATGACGCGGGATGGTGGGGTTTGACACCGTGGGGGAACCAGTTCCTCTACTACCTGCGGATGGCAGGCGCAGCCCCGATCCAGTTGTGACATGGAACAGCGAACCATCCTGACGATCAACGTCATTCGGGCACTGAAGGCGTTTTGGATCGCACAACCGGGTCAGATCGAGGAAGCGAACGCTATGCGGGAACTTTACCGTGCGCTCGACACTTACCTAGGAGGTGACAATGAACCCCAACGTGATAAAGAAACTCCAGCGTAACATCGACTATCACGCCGCGATGGCTGAGTACTACCAGGATAAGGTGGACGGCAAAAAGAAGAATGGCGACTCCGCAAAAGAGTCACCCCCGTCCAAAGAGGGTAGCCGCAAACCAACCGCTTCCGCGCAGCCGCCGCAGACCGACCAGGATCAGGTACTGGCCGAACTGCACGCGGGTGTGGTGGAACAGCTTATGCCTATCCTGCGGGCGGGTGCGGAACCGGACGCTATCGCCACCGCGCAACAGAGTATGCCGCTGCGGCGCAATGAAAGTGCCGACCTGAAGCCTGCGGCGGGCCGGTTCCACTAAGATGGCACAGGGGCGGCGGGTCAACGCGCACCTGGAGATACTTGTGGACAACCATGAAATGGTGGCCGATGCGATCAAGCGACTGGCCAATACTACCATTATGGTCGGTATCCCGTCCGATCAGGAACAACCGCACTACGACGAAAGCGGCGGGCACGCCAAGGGAGTCGAGAAGCGTACCGACACCCCCAGCGGTATCGGGAACGCCAATATCGGGTACATCCACGAAACGGGCGCGGGGAACGTACCGCCGCGTCCCTGGCTGTCACCCGGTGTCAGAAACAATCAACGGCAGTGGACAGCCTATATGAGGCGGGCCGGTGTGTTGTCCTTCGAGGGTAAGCCGGACGCTGCCGAGAAGGCGTGGCACGCGGCAGGGATGAACGCGGTGGATGGGGTCAAGGATCGTATCCAGTCCAACATCCCGCCGCCGTTGTCGGAGGTGACTGTGGCGCGCCGCCGCCAGCGCTCAGCCGGTAGCAGTTACCGGCGCAAGGCGGTAACCGCCAGTGATACCACGGCGCTGATCGATACCGCACAGTTGATCAACTCGGTGTCTTACGTCATCCGACACAGAGGAAAAGGCGATGCCGAGTCTTGACGTTACCGACGCCTTTGATGCCTCGTTTTGGGATCAGATTGTGGTGGTCCGGCGGAAGGCGTTTGTTGACAATCGCGGTCGAGTGGCGACGACAGACACCTCGATGTCGGCCTTGGCAGTTGTCACCGCAGCGTCACCCGTCGATCTGCAACGGGTTCCCGAATGGGGCTGGATGAACAAGACGATCTCGATTTACACCCCGTTCCGGTTACAGGGTCCGGCGACGGATGAGGCGGGAAATGTCACTCATCCCGATGAGGTGTTGTGGCGTAACTCTGTGTTTATTGTCAATTTCCTGGAGGATTATTCCGGTTACGGTCGCGGCTTTGTGCACGCGGTGGCGATCTCGAAGCAGAATGTTGACTATCCGCCGATACCCGATCCGATGGGGAACGCGTGATGGCGTTTGTCACTGACAGCCGGTTAGTGGGGTATCTGGGTCCGGCGTCACCGGGACCATCACCGCTGGACGATGACGCTTGGGAAGACTTCCTGCACGATGTCTTTGCTGGAATCACCGGGTTGTCTCCGACCTTGGTACGCCCGGCTTGGCAAGAGGAACCACCACTGCGGCCCGATTACACTGTCGATTGGATGGCGTTCGGTACTATAGCCACGCGTACCGACTTTGCTCCGGTGACCTACCACATCGATGATGGCGGTGACGGTTACGATGCGTTGCAGGAGATGGAGGAACTCGATATCCGGTGTTCGTTCTACGGACCCAATGCTGAGAAGATGCAATCCTACCTGCGGCGTGGTTTGTATGTCGACCAAAACCAATCGGTATTTCGGGCCAATGCGGTTGGTATGGTGTCCACTACCGGGTTCACCCGCGCCGCCGAGTTCTTTAAGGAACGCTGGTGGCCGCGTAGTGACATGACGGTGACACTGCGCCGCGAGGTTCGGTACAACTACAACGTCCTGAACCTGTTGGGCGCAAAAGGCACGATCACCGCGCAGCCGCCCGGCAGGTTTGATGTCATTCACGATGATTTTGATACCGGTGTGACTCTGGAAACCGAAACATTGTGGGATGGTGGTAATACGACGTGGGATGCCAAGCAAACCGTGTGGGATTTGCCGTCGTGACATCAGCCATCGATCCCAGCAAGCCGACAGAGGGCGAAGCCTTGACGGCGGATGTTCGGCAGAACTTCCAGATCGCCGCCGATGAGATTAGTAATCTTCAGACCACTGTCGCCGCGCTGCAAGCCACTGTGCAGGATAATTACGACGCGATCACCGCGCTACAAGCCACGGTCGAGACGCTCAAGGCGCGGTCGCAGATCGCGGGAACATTGATCACCGTTAACCCGCCGAATACCAATTCAACTAGCTTTGTCACTGCCGGAATTGGTTTTCAGTTCACCCCGACAAACGATAGTCGGGCGATCCTCTTACTTGACGGTCAGCTTGGTAATACCGGTAACGGTAGCGGCAGCGATCTCCAGGTGGTCTTTGGTATAGGGGCTTCTCCTGCTATAGGTACTCTAATCACCGCGACTAATGGAACTTTTGTTGGCAATTTGGTCAACATGGTCGCGACAAAACCCAATGATTTTGATCCGTTTGGTATCAGTACGATGCTGACCGGACTCGTGAGTGGTCAACAGTACTGGATCGATGCCGCTTACCGTGCGGAACAAGGTACTGCCACGTTATCGCAGATGTCACTAACGATGTTTGAAGTATTGGACCCGCTGCCATGACCTCGAATATCGATCCTTCGTATCCGCGTGAAGGTAGCGCCTATACCGCCAACGTGCGGAGTAACTTTAGTGCCGCGCAACAGGAAATCTCGGCGTTGCAAGATGCGGTTACGTCACTCAATACCCAGGTTAGTCAGTTACTCGCTGACAATGCCACCCTGAAGGCTCGCACGGTTGCGGCGACAAACCAGACATCGGATGTACCGCTTGACACCAATTCGCCGGATTTTGTCACTTCCGGTCTGGATATGCTGTTTCAGACGACATCCAGTGCCCGCGCTATCTTTGGTATTGAGGGTGCCTTGGGTAATGATCAACAAGGTAACGTTAGCGAGGTGCAACTGGTGTGGGGAACCGGCAATACGGCACCACCAGCGGGAACCTTGATAACTGATACAGATGGTACACTGACCGGTACTTTGGTTAGCATCACCGCGCCAGCGACAGGGGAACTACCTTTTGCGGCTACAGCACTGCTAACAGGTATGATACCGGGTGACAATTATTGGATTGGTGTCGCTTACCGTTCTCCGGCTGGAGGGAACGTCCTACTGTCTGCGTGTACGATCACCGCGTTTGAACTCTTGGACCCGATTACCCCGTAGGAGGGAACTATGGCGCAAGGTTTGTCTGTCAGCCGCGTTGTTGACGTACAGGTCAATTTCTCTCCGCAGGCGATCCCGACAGCGCGGTTTGACACCTTGCTGATTATGGGTGACAGCGGGGTTGTCGATACCGGTGAGGCGATTCGCGAGTACAACACGATCAACGACGTGGCGACCGATTTCACGACCACCGCGCCGGAATACCAAGCGGCGTTGTTGTTTTTCTCGCAGGTACCGCAGCCGAGTACCTGTTACATCGGCGCGTGGGCGAACACTGCGACCAAGGGTCGGTTGACCGGTGGGTTACTGACCAGTTTGCAGATGCTGATGTCAAACTGGACGACGGTCACCAATGGTGGGTTCAGTGTCAGTATCGACGGTGTGGCAACACCAGTCCAGGTTAGCGGTTTGAATTTCAGCGCCGCCGCCAACCTGAACGCGGTGGCCAGTACGATCCAGGCTGCCCTGCGT